CTCCAACGCTATTCGGATTAGCAACGGGAATATTTACCAAACAAGAATCTCTATTAGCAGCAGTTGTCGTGGTCCTAAAATTCATCATGAAATCCGTTAAAAACATTTTATGTATAACATTTTTATTAATAGACATCATAATAACATAGGCTCCATCTCCAGTCTTCTTTTGGGTAACTTTTTCCATCATATAAATATAATGTAAAGGCATCCAAAAAACAGAACTTTTCATATTAATCATGTGACCAAGCCTAGTCATAAGATTATCATTATTTGGAGTAACTATAAACGCCACAAAGAAGTACTTGTTCATAATTGACTTTGTGATATCGTTGAGATTATCTCTACCTAAATTAAGAAGACTATTTTTAATTTTGGGCATAGCAGTTATTTGCATATCCTCAATCTTATACGAATGAGTTCGGAATTGAACTTCAGTTTTGCTTGACAATGTAGTATGTTTCTGTTCATTTTTCGGTCTAAACACATCTCTTTTCATCATACGATTACTATCAACTGATTGGAACATAAAGGGTTTTATAATACCAGTGAACATATTGCTTAACTGCAAGAAAATAATATATAAACCACCAGCAGCAAGTATCAATATATACCAATACCTTTTGATGAAAGCATACATTTTCTTCAGGGGAATAACTATTATTCTCCTAATTCTTTGAATATAAGTGTTTGGATGAACTTCTTCCATAACAGGAATAAGTGATACTGGATTTATACCTTTCCTAAAACAAGTTACAAAGGAATTATCTACTAAAGCAAAGAAAGCATTCATTTTAAAATATTGATAACTAAAGAGATCTTGTTCACCAATACTCATCATAAAGTCATTATGTTTCTTTAAACCAGAAAATGTCTTGTCAAACATATAACTAATACCATGTGAATCAAGAAGAGAAAACCAAGAGTTTAAATACTCCAAATACCTATCTTCAGGTAATTTACCCAGGAATGTAATAAATCTATCATACCCTGGTTTAACCTTGACCTCTTGAACTGATTCCATTTCAATATCTGACTTATTATCATCAGTAGATTGAGGTACATACATTTGAAAAGTCTTACGCTCTTGTGTATCTCTAAACAATTTTGAATAAGCGGATTGCTCTTTTCGAGAAAATCTCTCTTTCAAATTGTTAACT